GCCAACACCAAATCCTAAAGCCTTTGCTTCTTGGATAGCTTTCTCTGGATCTTTACCGAGAAATTTGCATTGTACTATTGCAGATGCTAATCCAGTTCTATCTTTACCCTCATGACAATGAATAAATGTGGGGCCGCCTTCTAAGAATAGCTTTTTCATATCTTGTGACAAGAAATCATATAAGCTTTTTCTAGTATGATCAATATAAAATTTGACATGATCAATACCTAACATCTTACAGGCACGATCAATTCTCTCGCCCGTTTCTTTGTCCAAAGAGACAATCTTTTTGATTCCTAACTTATCTTTTAATTCTAGAACATCTTTGGGAGAAGGGGCCGAACCACGATATAATTTGCCAGGAATAACCGCACGAAACCTTCTAATCATAGAGCCCTCGATAAGCTGTTGAGGACATCTCTAATATAAGTAGCGTCTTGATTAAATAGTACGTGCTTAACGAAAGTGATAGCTTGGCCATAAACGGCTGCATTTGGCATATGTTTGCCAGCAATTTCATTCTCGCTCATAACAGCAAATTTTTGTTTAAGAACTTGCGCGGCCTTAAGTCTTTTCTCTGGTTCTAATCTATTTAGGATGAAATGAACAATACCAGATAAATACTGTCCAACCTGATCAGCATTACCTAATTCAGTAATCGCAGCACACTTAACCATCTTCTTATCTAGTTTAACTGGATGAATCTTATGAAATCTGATAATAGAATTCTGCAAAGCCACTCGTTCTGGCTTGTTAATTTTCCCCTTAACTGCTTTATCAAATTGCAATTTGAAGAGTTTTAGAAATACCATTACTTGTTCGTGGCTGGCTTCTTGACGAAGTTTGCGCATCAAAGCTGAGTAGCTAAATTCATCAGCTCCGGTCAAATCAATAGGTTCCATTACATTGCCCTGGTCATCGGCTTTTGATTTATCCAGGTGTTTGAAAAACTCTACTTGACGAAGGCGCTTCTCGGCGCCCTTCCTAGATTTGTAAGTTCCTAGGTCTTTTCCCTTTTGAGAGAGCACACGATAGCTACCGTTTGGTAATTGGCGAATTTTCGCAACCTTTACCAAACCCTGTAAGCACTTAGTTTCATAAGCGCTGGCAAGTTGTAGAAGCGTGTCGGTGTTGGTCATTTCTTTGCATCAGGCTTTTCTAGATGCGCAAAAGCATCTTTGATATCTAGAGTCTCTTTACTACGGAGCATCATATCTTCAAGGGTTCCCTTACCATCTACTTCATTCAACGCTCTAATAGCTCTTTCGTTAATGAACATCATATTGCCCATTTGTAGATGACGATTGCCGCCAACGAATGCGCAATTAAGAATTAAGCATTCACGATATGCGGCAACAACCTTGCCACAGAATACGGCAGGATATGTAGTTGAGATTTGCTCTGTACTTACGTCTTCATAAGCATCTCCTACATAAACCTCGATGAATTTATCTTTGAAAATCTCTGCGAGGAATTCAGCAAATGTCTTGCCCGAACCTTGAAGCTGCTGAATTGTGTCTAAAAGTTGTTTTTCCGATACCATTGCATTTCCTTAGATAAATTTGAGCAGGAACTTCCTGTAGTTAGTATCAGCAGTTCTAGGGCTGATTGGTTGATAAGATGACTTCTTATTGGTAAATTGCTGGGTTTTAATAGTAATGCCACCTATTTTGGCAGTTGCGTCCTTAAAAGTATCAGCTACAGCTTTGGTCATTTGATTGACTGCGGCAAAACATTCTTGCTCTGGTCCTGAGATGGAGCACTCAATTTCCACTTCATGACCATCTGTATGTGGATAAGAGGTTGATAATAAATCTTCATCCAAAGCAGAAGTTAACACACGAGAGAATTCTATTGCACTAGAATAGTCAGGCGCGGAAATCTGAATGAGAATATCATGAGTTGGCAAAGCTGATTTATACAACTTCTTCAAATCATGAGATGTGGCAGCTACCTGCATCTCCTGTAGATATTTGTCCATGATATTATCTAATCCTTGTACTGATGAAGGTGATGGTGCATTATCTTTTTGAGCAACCATAGACGGTGTCGCCTTACCGGGTTGGTATCCGGTTGATTTAGACATTTCAGAAATAGCTTTTTGATAGACGGGATTCTTTCTATTGATTTCTGTTTGTTTAATCATATCACCATAAGTGATGTAACCTTTTTTATCACGATCAAATAGTGGGTTGGCTTTGTATGCCTTACTCTCAAACTCTTTGCTAATCTTGTATCCAAGATCAAAATACTTCTTGCTGTATTTCCCGCTTTGATCGGCCTCTGGATCCGACTCTAAAATACGTGTGGTGGGATCTCCTTTGATAACACCTGGTAACTTTAAAGCAACTGGCCATAGATTACCGGTGTAGTAAAGGCCAGCAGAAGTAAACTTACGATTTCCCATAAGCCCACTTTTACCTTGTATAAACTTTTTGACCCAATCAAGTTGTTCTTCGCCAGTTAGCTTGGTGAAATCTTGCCAATTTCCCTTGTATCCTAGGCCCTTCAAAGTATCAGGCATGAATCCGATGAGACCAGATCCTTTGTATTTCTCTTCATATGCCGATGGATTCAAGCCAGACTCCGAGGTCATGACAGCCAGAAGGTCTTCTGGTTTCATCCCCAATTCTTCGGATATCTGGACCAATTTCGGATAGAAATTTGGTCCTAGGTTGGCTTTACCCTGGACTGGCATATTACTCCTTTAGTTTTTTGACGATGCAGAATAATGAGATAGCTGTCTCAGGATCGTCACCTTGGATAGACTTGGCGTATTTCATAATGTAACCGCAAAGAATGCGAGGATCCTCTCCACTCATAGCTTCTAATGTTTTGTAGAATTTATCATGAGCAACTCTAATCTTTGGCTCTTCTTGAGGGGCCACACGAACTTGGGTGACTGGAGTTCTTTCAGTATCAGGCTGTTGTTCTTCAGGCACTGCTGGAGGTGGAGTAAATGGTGGTGAAGCTCCTGGTGGTACAGGTGGTTTACCAGCATATGGATTTACAAAGCCGCCACCCATTGGTGGGACAGGCAAACCTCCTGATGGGCCACTTGGTGGGGCTGGTGGTAGTCCCGTCCCCAATTCGGTCTTACCTGGAGCTGGACCACTAGGTGGTTGTTCGGGCTGAGCCTTGGCTCTTTCTTTATCCATCTCATCCTTGATTCTCATCCAAGGAGTAATTGCAGTTTGGTAATATGTTTTGAATAAGCTGTCAAATTTATTGAAGTCTGCCTTAATCTTATTGGCAGAGTCCATGTAATCATCTGGCCTACGAGTAGCTCTGGCAGTTGCCATATCCTTCATAATAGAAATAGTAGTTGCTAGTATAGATTCAGCCTGATCCAATAGTTTAATACCACCTTCACGAAGTGCTTTGGTTTCCTTTGGGTATTTCTTTTCCCAAGCTGCAAGTCCACGACCACGACTAGTGAAAAAATTAAACAAGGAATCAACAAGACCGGCTTCTTTGAGTAGTTGATCGGCAATCATAGCTGCCGCTTTTGGCTCCATGTGTTCACGAAGTCTTTTAACTTTTTCATCATCAACTCCATCAAACAGGAATTTGTGATGAATCTTGTTTACATCAACAAAGAATTTATCAATATCATTGACAATAGTCTGTATCTTCTTATGGAACATGGCCAAATCAGAAACTCCAGACATATATTCTCGACGATTGAAAGACGTTCTAGAAAGCTTCAAAAGGTCTTTGGCAGACTGTTTAATAGCTGGCTCTGAAGCACTTCCAATTTGTTTGCCGGTTAATTCTGAACGAACACGGTCGTCTAGTGCTTTTAGGGATTCCATAACCCTATTTAATTCAGGCTTGAATATACCTTCTACGAAAGCACCAGGAGCATTGATCTTTTCACGTAATTCGTTGAAGAAACCACGACCTGTTTGTCTTTTACTTTGAGCTAATTTATCCATGGAAACCCTCTACTTGTGCGCAATAGCTAAAACAATGCTGGATTATTCACAAGTAGGGCTTATTCAGCGGATTTAAAACATTATCACATTGGAGGAGGTGGGCCCGGAGGTGCTCCGCCACCTGGTGGTGGAAGACCCGCTGAAGCTCCGCTTGGAGGGGGTGGAGGGCCACCTGCTGGTGGTGGGGGCGGAGGAAGTCCACCCGGTAGACCACCCAAGTCTGGCATTCCGCCAGGAGGCGCGCCACCTGGAGTCTCGCCTGGTAGTGGTTGTTCTTGACCGGCTGCCGGTTGCTTTGGCTCTGGAATTTCATCCTGATCATCCAAGGCGCGGAGAGCATTAAGGTCCATAGATTCTAGAGCTGCCATTTCCTTCTTAGAGATTGCATTCTGAACATTTTCTTTACGCATCTTGCGTACTTCATCTTCATACTCAAGACCCAAAGAGCGATACAAGGTATGAACAGAAACTCTCTTCTGATCAGCTTGGCCCTGAGACAGGGTTACCAAGCTGTTAATGTAAGTATCAGCATCAAAGAGAGACATATGGTTCCAATCAATTTCTGGAACAATAAGTTGCTTTTCACCACCAGAGTAGTCATAGAACCCTTGAATCTTAGAGATTGGAGCAAAAATCTTGGTCTTGAGCCACTGAGACATCATATTACGGAACTGCATGTATCTCTGACGAAGAACGTCAAGAGCTACGGAGCCGTTAGCGTAAGTGGTAGTATCGCCACCGTCCATCATAACTGGTGGAACGAACATACCAACGAAGATTTCTTTAATGAGCTGAGTAATGTCACCAGAGATATCATAGATGCCCTGGCCCCAACCAACTCTTTCAACGGCAACACCTTCGTGGGTGAAAATCTTGAAGTCCTTGTCGTATTGTGCTTCCTCAAATACACCTCTCCATGCCTCAAGGTCAGCAAAAGTTGGTTTGTAATCAGCCGAACCAATCTTAACCAAGGTCAATGGATTGATCATGTTGTCAGACTGAGCATACTTGGATTCACGTAGTTTGTCAAAAAGCATTAACTGACGGAAAATACAGACTGGAAGGCCCGTACCTCTAATTTCGTATGGGCTGATACGGCGGGCTAAGTGTGATACATGAAAATTGTCTAGTGGAATATTTTCTCCACGTCTTACAGATTCGATAATGTGCTGGTTAAGCTGCTTGCGCTGTTCAATATCGGTTGGACGGTTAGAGAAAATGATTTTCTTGAGGTTCTCATCAGGACGAAGCATGATGATTGGTTCGCTAGCTACGACCGTACGTTTGACAATCATGAAATCTGGATTTTGAATGTGTAAGCGGCTCCACTTGCCTTTACCTTCATCCAGTTCCGCATACACAAATGCTTCTCCTAAGAGCCAATACTCCTGGGCTATTTGAATACAGATGTTCATTAAGTCAATCTCTTCGATCATATCATCGAAGAACTTTTCAATGTCTTTGTTAGGGCATTTGATAGAAAGTTTGCTGATCGGATAAGTGCTATGCAAACTAATTGCATTATGCACAAATGGATTCAATGCGAAAAAGCTGCGGCACCATGCGTTAATGGTGGCGCGGTCACGCGGTAAATTTAGATTACTATTTAACCAAAGCGGGGAATATACTTCGGGAGTTTGCTTGACAGTATCACCGTGGATACCACGGAACATACCGCCAGAACTACTAACTGCTTGTCCATATTTTTTCATCCCAATAGATGAAACAACATTAGAGGCTGAAGTTGGTGCGTTAGCTACTGCTAGTTTATTGTAATTAGGACCTGAGCCATCACGGAAATAACCCTGGTCTACTTCATCAGAAAGAATGACTCTTCTTTCGCCGGAAATACCATGAGCCATAATGGCGCTTACTTGTGGGGTAGTGGATCTACCTTGTAAGAATCTCGCTGAAAAGGAAGGGGATTCCCCTAATCCTGATTTTTTAATGCCAGCCATGTAACCTCTGTTGTTCCACTATACCCTCTACATAATACTCTAAATGTGATATATCAGTAAAGCTCGCTATTTAGGTCGCTTTAGAACTTCCTTGGAACATAACCTGACATTACCATGGGTTTATTCAGGTTTTTAGCTGTGTGAAGAATTGGATTATTATTTGTAAATCCTCGACTTACCAGAAACTTAAAGGCCAAATAGGCATTCAATAATGCCATAAATCCGTCGTTTGGAGTTCCACCTTTTACATAATGTACCGTGTGATCTCCATATTTAGAGATGGATGGCTTAAGCTCCATACTACAGCAATGATCAATTAGCCAAGCAACCTTTTCATAATCTCCAAACGGGAATCTAATCATCCCCTTCTTCATTTGTTCATAAAGTTCACTGATATAGAAATCTCTCTCAAAAATAATTTCTTTTGGAAATGCTTCATGATTGAACTTGACACGGTCATTAACTTTGTTATGGGCACGAGAAACCAAATACCTATCTCCATAAGTGTTATGTAACATAGAAGAAAAATC